GCGATCAGCACGTGGCCTGAAGGCCCGGAGGAGGCCCCATGCCGATTGAACAGATCGGATTGGACCAGGGATTGATGGAGCAGCTTGAGCGGGAGGCGGAACGGAGGGGGGTAACCCCTGAAGCGCTTGCAGCTGAGTTGATTCGTCGAGAACTGGCCAACCGAACCAAACCCCGGAATCCGCGGGGACCCGTAACACCGTTTCGCCGGAGGGCCTGAGCAGGCCCTGATAAGCCCGGAAGACGGGCACAAAAAAGCCGGTGGCTAGACCGGCTTCTTCAAAAACAAATGCGAGGTCGATTATGCATATCGCATTCGATATGGGCAATACCCATCCCCTAGCGCCAGTTACAGGCGTAGCACCAGAGTTGTCGCGTCTGATCGCCGGGCTTAAAGCTGGGGGCTATCAGTGAGCTTGCAAGCTATGAGCTGGGCCCTAGAGCTGCCCAAGGCCGATCTTGATAATCCGGCAGCGCGGCATGTCCTTCTCTGTCTGGCGAACTATGCGGGCGTTGATGGTCGGGGCGCGTTTCCTTCTGCGGGCACCATCTCAGCACACACCGGCCTGTCAGAGCGCACCGTGCGACTGAAGCTGGACGAGTTGGAGCGCGCTGGCCTGATTGTGGAGGGTAACCAGGCCATTGCTGCCGCCTACATCGACCGCCGCGACCGTCGGCCAGTCGTTTATGACCTTCAGCTAAAACGGGGTGCAAATGCTGCACCCCGTAAAGAGCGGGGTGCAGATCACCGCACGGGGTGCAGCTCACTGCAGAACGGGGTGCAGCTGACGACAGAACGGGGTGCAGCAGCTGCACCCAATCCGTCATTGAACCATCAAGGAACCAAAGAAGAGCGCGCGCATGAGATTTCTCCGACGGCTCAAGCCGTTCCCGAGGATCCTCGCCAGCACTTCCCGATGTTCGCCGAGTGGCAGCCAGCTGAGCGCGATGTGAAGGCTCAGACCTACACCCGCAGCGTCGATCCGAAACACGTCACCACGGAGCGACTGCAGAAATTCGTCGCCTTCCACCTCAGCAAGCCCAGCAACCTCGACACCCACTCCGGATGGGCATATCGCCTTATCGACTGGATTCACCGTGATCTGACACAAGGAGCAGCCCATGCAGCAAGCACCCCAGCAGGCAAAGGTCGTCGCGCTGGCGGCATTACGCTCGAGCAGAACCTGGGCGACACCAGCTTCGCCGAAGGCATTGAGCCAAGCTGAGACTGAAGAGCTCAAGCGTCGCGTAGCGGTCCTGTTCGTCACGTTCCAGGTCTGCTTCACCAATCAGTTCGACTGGGATTTCCCTGGGACGGAGCAGGGTGAGGCCAAGCTGAAAAAGGCCAAGGCCGCCTGGCTCCGGATCGACCTTGGGCGCGTGCCTGGGCCAGTGTTCGAGTACGCCGTGGGCCGGATAGGCATCGAGTGCAAGCGCATCCCGACGCTTCGCGAATTCCTCGACCTGTGCTCGCCAAGCCCCGAGGCGTTTGGCTTACCGTCGACCGCTGCAGCCCTGCGTGAAGCTACGCGCAATGTACACCCCTCGATGGCCGGGGCGGCCGTCTGGAGTTGCGACGCGGTGTATCACGCTGCGGCGGAGAGCGGTTTTCACAACCTGCGCAGCCTGGGCGCCGACGCCATTGCGCGTCTGTTCGAGCGCAACTACGTGATCGCCGTTCGCGCGGTGATGAGTGGGGAGCCGCTGTGCGCCATGCCCAAGGCGTTGCCGGAGAAAATTGACTCGCACCGCACGCCAGAGGTTGGCCGCGCCGCGCTGGCTGCGCTTCGGGCTGCGAGGGCCGGCGCATGAGCACGCTCTTGCCTCCTGCTCTGCCAGAGTACCGCTACGCACTCTACTGCCGTAGTGATCTGCTGGACCTTTCATTCGGCCCGCAGCAACCGGTAGCGCTGTACCGCGAAGAAGCCCTGGCTATTTCCCATGGCACCCGGATGTGGCCGGGCGCCTTCAGCATCATCGATCTACACGGAGACGGCAGCCCATGCGGCAATCGAAACTGACCAAGGCCGCGCGCGGCCGGGAGTGCCAGGTGCGTATCCCGGGGGTGTGCAACGGCAACCCCGAAACCACCGTGCTGGCCCACTACCGCATGGCCGGTACCTGCGGCGTCGGCATGAAGCCGAGCGACCTGCAGGGGGCCTGGGCCTGCAGCGCCTGTCACGACGCCTGCGACGGCCGCAGCCGGGCGATCAGCCGCGCCGATGCCCGCCAACACCACGCTGAGGGAGTGATGCGCACCCAGGCCATATTGATCAGCGAGGGAGTGGTGGCCGCATGAACAAGCTTGCCAAGCCTCGCGTACTCGGTCCCAGGAAGGTCCGCGCCAAACCAATCGACCGAGAGGGCCTAGAGCAGGCCGCATTGATGGCGGAACTGCGGCTGCGCTTTCCGGTTGCCGCCAAGTTGATCTACCACGTCCCAAACGGCGGGCATCGGGTCAAGGCGGTTGCTGCCAAACTCAAGGCCCAGGGTGTGAAGGCTGGCATTCCTGACCTGGTGCTGCCGATGGCGCGGGGCGGCTATTTCGGTCTGTACATTGAGTTCAAGGCCAAGCCGCCGTTCGATGCGGCGGTGTCGCCCAGCCAGGATGCCTACCTGCAGGCGCTGCAGGATCAGGGCTATCTGGCGATCGTCTGCCGCGGCTCCATCGATGCAGTGGAGGCGATCCGCGCCTACCTGCTGCAACCACAGACCAAGGTGGCGGCATGACGTTGGTGGTCGCCTTTTCTGACGCCGAGATTCGCCGGCAGGCGGCTGACCCGTCGGCGGTGCTGATGCGTGACACCCGGCACCCGGGGCTGTACTTCCGCTTCACCGAGGCCCGCCCGCGTGGCACCTGGTACCTGGTGGTGCGCAAGCGCTGGAACCGGATCGGCACTTTTCCCGACCTGCCCGCCAAGGCCGTCCTGGCTTCGCTGCCGGAGCTGCGGCAGCGCCTGGCGAACGACGCCCAGGCCGGCGCCACTGTGTCGGCCTGGAGCACGCTCGGCGACTTACTGACCTGGTACAGCGACCGAATGTCCCGCGACCGCAACCTCTCCAACAAGCGCAAGGCCACAGCAAAGTCGGCGATCGCCTGCCACCTGATCCCGCGGGTAGGCGGTCTGGCCTTGGTCGATGTGCGCCATGGCACCCTCGACACCCAGCTGATGTGGCCGCTGCAGGAGACCCTGTCGCTGGAGTTCGTGCGGCTGATCTTCGGGCTGCTGGTGGTGGCCTGCCGGCAGGCACACACCCTGGACCTGATCACCCGCAACCCGATGGCCGGGATCAAGTTCAGCGACTTCTCGAAGACCAAGATCAAGGCCAAGGCCGCGAGATTGCGCGGTGTGCAGATCGAGCCGCTGCTGGCCCAGCTGGAAGGGGTGTGGGCAGAAGAGCCGGCCGACGCGATGCTGGCCCTGCTGATGCTGTGCCACGGCACCCGCGTCGGCGAGACCCGCAGGAGTCAGTGGCCGCACTTCAGCCTCAGCGAGCGCAAGTGGCACATCCCCGCCGAGCACACCAAGACCCGCGTGGAGCACTCGTTGCCGCTGACCGACCAGGTGTGTGCCTTGCTGACCCAGTACCGAGAAGTCCAGATCGCCGGCGGCTACAGCGGTCAGTACCTGTTCCCGGCGCGCAACGGCAAGGGGATGAGCGAGAGCCAGGCCTGTGCAGTGTTCACCCGGCTGGGCTGCGGCGAGTGGACCAGTCATGACCTGCGCAAGCTGGCCCGTACCGGCTGGGCGGACCTGGGCATCGACTTCCTGATCGGTGAACTGCTGATCAACCACGCGATGGGCCACAACGTGCAGGCCTACATCCACAGCACGGTCGAGGAACGCAAGCGTATCGCCCTGGAGCAGTGGCACGCCCATTTAGACCACAAGGGCCTGATCCTCATTCACGGGTTGAAGGAGGGTAGAAACGAAAATTCGGGTAATGGGCTGGAAGCCGCGCAGGACAAGGGCTGCAAGGGCATTCACGAAACAACCATAGGCGAGGATTCGAAGGCATGAAAAAGAGCCATGGACCGG